CGCATCAAGTCCGAGGTGGCTGACGCAGCCGCCGCCGCTCCCGTCGATGGCGCCGTCGACGGTTCAGGGGAATCCACCGGGGCCGCGACCGCCGTGAACGCTGCGGATGGAGTGGCGGAAGACGGGCCAGTGAGCGCCGCCCCGGTGGAGACCCTCAGCGAGCCAGTCGTCGACCCGGCGCCAGTCGCAGATGAGGTCGCACCCGAGCCGGTCGCCGACCCCGAGATCGCAGAGCCCGGAGTCATCGACCCCGAGGCCACCATCGTCGGTGGTCCGATGGAGCCGCAGAAGTTCGCCGCCATCACCGACCTCATCACCAAGGCAGCGCCCCCGCTGCACGACCCTGCCGCCCTCGCCTCGATCCGTGACGGGCTCATCGCCTCGATCCAGGCCGAACTCGCCGAGTTCTCCGCAGGCGAGGACGAGACCTCTGACATCTACCAACTGCTGAGCAGCCTGAGCACGTTCCTGTGCTGGTGGGCTGACGAGGCAGCCGAGGGTGAGACGGACGCACCGTTCACCGACACGAGCGAAGGAGATGACGTGTCCTACGTCGCCCTGGGCGTCAGCCCCGACATCATCAAGTCTGCCGCAGCCCCCGACGCCACCGACGAGGTGCGCTCCGAGCTGCGAGCCGAGATCGTCAAGGCCCTCGGCCTCGACAACCTGACCGAGACCATCGACGAACTGGTCACCAAGGCCGCAGGGGAGCGCATCGAGGCGCTCGCGGCTGACGTGGAGACCATCAAGGAGATGGCCGCACCGGGAGGACCTGCAAAGGCCCGCACGCAAGCGCAGTCGAGCAAGTCGCTCGACGCAGAGATGGCGAAGGCAGAGGCCGACCGTTTCAGGTCGATCGCCGCCAGCGTCACCGACCCCACGACCAAGGCTGCGTACATGGAGAAGGCCGCAGAGTGCGACAAGCGTTCTGCCCAGCTCTTCGCCGCCTAGTCCCTACACCCTCGAAAGAAGGAACCACTCATGGCTCTCGCAGCCCCATCCATGCAGGACCTGTTCGGCGGACTCCCCGCCGACAAGCAGGTCGACGCCTTTGAGGCGTACAAGGCCGAACTGTCCAAGTGCTACGCCCGCACCGACGCCGCCGCCGCTCGTGGCGAACTCGACTTCGTGAAGGGCACCGGCATCGTCAAGAAGGCCGGACCCGTCGATCACGTCGAGGCGCTCCGTGAGCAGCTCACGGCCAACATCGACAAGGGCCTCATGGCCGACGACGCAGCGGCCATCCAGGGCACGCTCGACCGTCTCGCCGACATCCAGAAGGACTGGACGACCACGAACCCGCTGACCGGCTCGGTCACTGGCAACTACGGCCTCGTCCCGTACGACCTCGACTCGGCGCTCGCCATGCTGGTGCCCCGGTCGTTCGTCGTCCGCAACCAGATCGCCCGCACCAAGGGCATCGGTCAGGCTGCGGAGTACCGCCGCATCCTCGGTGTCTCGAACTCCGGCACGGGTGGCGTGAGCAACCTGTCCACGTTCTTCACCTCGCAGAGCGCCTCCACGGCGTTCGGTGGCGGTGCGGTCAACCTCCAGCGTCCCGGCAAGATCAGCTACGCCGCTGACCGTCAGATCCGTGGGTACGTCGAGCAGGGCGTCAGCGATGAAGTGATGGACGTTGCGTTCTACCAGGGCGAGGGCTACACCGACCTCCGTCAGCTCAGCCACACGGCGCTGACGTGGGCCACCATGCTCGGTGAGGAGCGCAACTTCCTCAACGGGCGGTCCTCGGGCACCTCGTACCTCGGAGCGATCGCCACGCCGGTCGTCACTGGTGCGAACCTGACCTCGGCTGCGGCCACGACCACGGGCGGCACGTTCGTCGGTGGAACTGACACCGTGTACTACAAGCTGACCTACAGCTCGTCGTTCGGTGAGTCGGTCGCCACCGCTGAGCAGTCCCGTGCGGTCACCGCATCGAACAACTCCGTGACGCTGACCTTCTCGGCGATCCCGGCCAACGCCCTCGCAGTGAACGTCTACTTCGGCACCGTGTCGGGGACCTACACCAACAAGGTCACCTCCACCGCCTCGACGATCACGCTGCTCACCGCTGGCACCGGGTCCTACACGGCCCCCGCTGCTGACGGTTCGGCCTCGGCCTACGGCTTCGACGGTCTCGTCTCGGCCTACACCGACCCGACCACCGCTGGCTACACCAAGCGGCTCAACTCGGTGCTCAGCACCTCAGAGCCCGGTGGTGACTTCCAGGACGGATTCGCGAGCCTGTTCACATCAGTCCTTTCCGACCCGGACTGCGTGCTCACCACCGCAGCCATCCGTCGTGAGCTGAGCAAGAACATCCAGTCCAACTCGGGGACCACGGGCTACCGCCTCAACCTCCAGTCGGGCGACGATGGCGTGACCATCGGCTCGGTCATCAACGGCCTCACCAACGAGTCGACCGGAAAGGTCGTCGACCTCCAGGTCAGCCCCTACATGCCTGCGGGCGTGGCGCTGCTCTGGAGCAAGACGCTCCCGTTCCCCGACTCGGGCGTGACCACCACGTCGGAGTTCCGTGCGGTCCAGGACCTCATGGTCATCGACTGGCCCCGCATCCAGATGTCGTCGGACGCCTCGACGTACATCCTGGGGACCATGCTCCACAAGGCCCCGGCCTGGAGCGGCTCGATCACGGGCATCCAGTAGTACCCCGCTGCTCACGCAGCACGCCTGAGGCGCTGGGGTCGGGTCTACGGACTCGGCCCCGGTGCCCTCGGGCACCCCTCGATCCATCCTCGAAGGAGAACACATGCCCCGAGTCCTTGGCCCTGACCGCAACGCCGTCGAAGTCGATGTCGGCCCGAACAGGTACAAGCGACAGAAGGACGGCACGTTCCACGTTGACCCGATCACGGCCAAGCTGATGAAGCGGGAAGGCAACTTTGCCATCGTGGGCACCAAGATCGACGGGCAGGGGTTTCGTTGCAGCGACTGCAACTTCCTCGCCCTCTACTCCGACCACTGCGGACGCTGCGGTGGTCACTCGCTGACGGCAGAGGACTGACCCATGAGCATCGCCGCCTACAACCTCTCGTACCTCAACCGTGAGCCGTACATCACCATCGAGGAGTTCAAGGCGTCACCGATCGCTACGACCGTCGACGTGTCCAACCTCATCCCCGACGGCGGGCAGGCGGCACAAGACGCCGCCCTCTACGAGCTGATCGTTGGAGCGTCCACCTACGCCGACAACTACTGCCTCGGTCCCATCGGCACGCTGAACGCCTCGGTCAACACCGAGAACGGGCGCTTCCGTCCCGACCGCTACGGGCGCATCACGATTCACCCGGCCTTCTGGCCGATCCTCTCGGTCACCTCGTTCGAGGCTGGCCCGACGCCTGCCCTCATGGGGTCGGTCCCGCTCTCGTCCTCGACGTGCTGGATCGAGCCGCATCAGTTCAGCGTCATGTCGGGCATCGGCATCACGTCGAGCGCCGGTCCTCTCGACTTCTCGGGCACCGTCTGGGGCAACCAGCGAGAGAACTACTGCCAGTGGGTCTACGTCAACGGGTGGGCCAACGCCTTCTCGACCACGCAGGTCGCCGCTGGTGCCACCACGATCAACGTGACGGACTCGACTGGGATCTACCCCGGCACCGTGCTCACCATCTGGGACGGCGCACAGTCCGAGTCGGTCACCATCGCCTCGACCTACAACGGCTCGTCACTGACCCTGCCGCTCACGGCTGCGACCTCGTGGTTCCACGGGGCCGGCACGAACATCTCGGCGCTGCCCAAGACCGTCAAGGACGCCGTGATCCACCTGACCGTGGCTGCCATCAAGCAGCGAGGCGAGGGCGGCATCGTGCTCACCGAGGACGGTGGCACCGCTCAGATCGCAGGCGAGCGCAACCTTGGCTCCGCCGAGGACCTCAACCGTGGCGAGGAGCTGCTGGAGTCCTTCACCGCCATCTGGGGTCAGTCCTAGTGGGCAGGGCATCGGTACGGGCTGCGATCCAGTCCTACCTCAACCCGGCCAACTCAGGCATCACCGGCCTCGGTGCGGTGTTCGCTCACCCGGCTCGGTTCACGCCCGAGGGCGAGTTTTACGCCAACGACGACCCCGGCACCACGGACGGAGCGGTCATCTTCCTCCACCTGGAGCAAGTCACCGCTGAGCGAGTGCAGCTCCAAGGCCCGAGCGCAGGCGGCAAGTTCCGCATCTACCGCCTCGCCATCGACTGTTTCATCCGATCCACCGACAAGACGACCGAGGAGTGCGGAGCGTTCGCCGACGCCTTCCTTGACAACCTCACGGCCCGCATCGAGGCCGACAAGAACGCCGGGAACCCGAGCGTGATCTTCCAGTGGGGAGAAGGTCGCCGACCCGGTGACCCCGACCTCGACACCATCGCCACCTACCCGCACCCGCTCGGCAACTCGCAGAACGTCAGCCAAGTCCGGGCCCGAATCATCACGACGATCATGGAGAAGACCTGATGCCTTCGTACACCTTCAACGGTGACCAGTCCTACGTCTACCCGTTCGTGCAGCTCACGGATGGATCGACCCTCACCGCCGTCCCCGGCGAGACCTACGACCTCGACGCCGCCCCCGATGAGCACTTCGCTCTGGCGGCTCCTCTCGCATCGGTCCCGGCCTCCGAGCCATCCGTGCTCGTCACCGATCCCGAGCCTGTCAGCGCCCCCACAGACCCCTCTCCGACCACGCCAGCGGCGTAGTTCACCCTCTCACCTTCTACCCAAGGAGCAATCATGGCTAACGCCTTCCTGACGGCGAACAGCTACGCCGGTCTCGGCATCGAGACCACCCGTGGCACCGCCTCATCGAACATCAAGTGGACGCCGATCATGGCTCCGCAGGTCACGCCCGGACTGAAGTGGATCAGGGACGAGCACATGCGTGGCTCTGCCGGTTCCAACTACGGCATGGTCGCTGGCGTCCGATCCGACACCTACGACTTCAAGGGCTACGCCTTCGCCGACACCATCGGCGTGCCCCTCGTCGGTGCGCTCGGCAACCAGGCCATCTCGGGTGCGGGTCCTTACACCCACACCATCGGCCTCGCCAACTCCATCTCGACCGGATCGCAGCCGCCGAGCCTCACGATCCAGGACGACGACGGTGCCAACCCGTTCCAGATCCTCGCCGCTCAGGTCCAAACCCTCCAGGTCAAGTTCGGTGCCGAGGCTCCGCTGGAGTACCAGTGCAAGCTGCTCGGCAACCCGGC